ATATGATGAAGAAGAAGATGGATATAAATATTTAAAGCAACAAGCTAAAAAATTAGGTGTTAAAATATCTGTAGACAAAGATCCATTCGGAGATGGTTACGATGAATTAAATTATAGTGGTGATAAAGCAGCCATTCTAAAATTAGCTAGTATATCAGGTCATGACCAAGATATTACAGGCGGACCAGATGAAGGCGGTTATTGGATTACTGAAACAGTATCTGATAAACCTAAAACTATTGAATTAAATGAAGGTATGTCAATTGCAGAGAAATTTGCAAGATTGATGAACAAATAATTAAAGAGAGCGCTTAGCGTTCTTCTTTGCAAGTTTAAGAAACTCCTCTCGTTCTGCGAGCAGGAGTTTTTTACATTTCTTGCGAAACTCAATTGAACTTTTTAAGATACGGCTATCAATCATAGGAGCTTTTAACACATCGTGGTATTCTGGATGGACAAAGTTTTCCAAATCAAAATTCATAAATTTAGCCTTAATAGGTTTAAGACTTATTGCACACTGCCAATCCACTGTATTACAATTATCATATAGTGTGGCTAAATCTACTAGGACTTCATTAGTGTGATCCCAGTATTTTTTAGTTAGTACAACACTTGCAACCGGTGGTTTTTGCATTCTTAGCACACACCCAACAAATTGATCATCATCAGACCATCTTCTAATATGCCTGTGTTCTACCAGGAACTTTCTAAAGAACTTTGATAGTGGTGCAAGTATAATACCATACCTATTGCGCGGGTTTGCACCAGTGGTTCGTTTGATAGTAATGTGTGAGTATGATCTTGCCATATACTATATTTATCTATGAAACATTATACTGCTAATGCTATATAATAGGTAAACATATCGTATACATGAAATCAGTAAACCAACTTTTTACAGAAAAGTACAGACCTTCAAATTTAGAGGAACTTATATTGCCAGAGCGTGTCATGAGTAAATTCAATGATGGCTTAGTTCAAAATATGTTATTTGCAGGCTCACCGGGCACAGGTAAAACATCTTGTGCAAAGGCAATCGTTAATCAATTCGGATTACCTTATCTTTATATCAATGCATCAACCGATACTTCGGTTGAGGTTATTAGAACCAGAATCACAGACTTCTGTTCTACAGTTTCCATTATGGATAAACCTGGCATGTTTAAAGTAGTTATTCTAGATGAGGTTGATGGTGTGTCAGATCAATTCTTTAAAGCACTTCGTGCAACAATGGAAACATTCTCGAGCAATTCTCGATTTATTGCAACCTGTAATTACATCAATAAATTACCAGATCCAATCTTGTCACGATTTGAAGTTATTGACTTTGACTTTGACAAACAAGAAGAAACTGAATTAACTAAGAAATACATCAAGCGAGTTTATGAAATTTGTGGCAAAGAGGGTATGACCATCGAAAAGCCAGCGCTTGTTGAATTTGTTAAGCGTAATTTCCCAGATCTACGAACTACTTTGAATAAGTTACAGGGTTATAAAACACAAGGTACTGCAAATATCACAGCAGAGGATGTTAAGAAATTCAACTCAGTCTATAAAGATGTATTTGAGTTAATCTTTAACGAAACAGATCCAGTTAAAAACTATCAAACGCTTGTTGGTAATTATGCCAATCGAGTAGATGATGTGCTACAAACTCTAGGTGCAGAGTTTATCGAATATATCCAGCAGGAAAAAGGTCAATATATAAAACATATACCACAAGTTATTATAACTGTCGCTAAACATCAGGCCCAAAGGGTACATGTTATTGATCCAGTAATTACGATGTTAAGCTGTGTATATGAGATACAGAGTATAATTAATTCATAAAAAAGTAGCAAATAATTTTTTAGTCTCAATATTTTTTTGTATATTAGACTAAATAAAGAAACATAAATATGAAAGTGGGAAAACACACATTATTAATAGACGGTAATTATTTTGTATTCAGTAGACTATTTGTTTTACCAAAACCTAAAACAGGTCAACTGTTAGGTGATGATAAACAAATGTCCCAGTTTATGAGAAAATTAGCCATTGACTTTGCATCAGAGATGCGTAAGTTAAAAATGTTCGTGGACGATGTAGTCCTAACAGTCGATTCAAAATCATGGCGTAAAGATCTTTACCCAGAAGCTGACTATAAAGGTACTAGAAAACAAAGCAGTGATGTAAACTGGCAAGGAGTATATTCAGTATATGAAGAATTCCAAAAGATTTTACAAGCTAAAGGTGTTACAGTACATCAAATTCAGGGCGCAGAAGCAGATGATGTTATTTTTGGTTGGTCAACCGCTCTTAATAACAGAGGTAAATCATGTATCGTATGGTCGGGTGATAGAGATCTTATTCAATTAGTAAACTATTCTAAAACTAATGATGCACATACTATTTGGTATTACAATACTAAGAAGTCGTTATATGCATATGAAGGTTTCGAAAGAGATATGAATGCATCAATTGCTAACGACATGTCCACAGATGATTTACTTTTCAATATGGGCGGTGAACATATGACTCGCGATACGTATCAAACTAACATCTTGTCATGGGTCAAAGATCTTAAGATTGAAGTAACTGAAGTTGACTGTGATAGATTTATCTTTAATAAGATCTTAATCGGCGATAAGTCCGATAATATCCCATCAGTTGTCACTTGGCAAAAAGAGATGAAAGGTGGTAAGCTTAGAACTTATTCTATTACAGAAAAAATGGCTGATACTATTTATGATCAGTTTATTAAAGAGCTAGATAATTTTACTATCGAGTACTTGTTTAATACAGAATACAAGAATAAATTAACAGACATCATCTATCGAGTAGTTGGTCATGGCAATCTAAATCTAATTAAATCTGCATTATCTAATAATATTGCATTGATGTTATTGCACACTAAAACTATTCCAGATTCTATTCAAGAGGCAATTTACAATGCCATCGATAGAGATTGGGAAGGTGCTCTAGAAAACACCGATCAATTCATGGATATGGAAAAGATTCTTGAAGGCACTGATTGGCTTAAAGATAAAGTTGGATTTGGAGTAGATGCGTTTGCTGGAATGGATATTCCTAAAGAAGAGACTACCAAAAAACCACCTATTAAATTAGTTGGCAAAAAAACAGAATCTACCAAGACTGTAGAATTACCGAGCACTAAAAAGTTATTCTAATGACACTGGAAGACCATTTACAAATTGAAGAGATTTTAGCAGAAGCAAATGCATATGGTCTTAAGTCAGAAGTGGCTCAAACTGCAGCACAATTTGCTAAAGAAGGCTATTCTAATTTAGATGCACATGTGTTGGCATTTAATGAGTGGATAAAGTAAACTTTAGTCACTTTTAATATATAATATTTATGTTAGACGAAACAAAATTATTTGATTTCGTGAAGATTATGTTCACGAAACCAGACCAATACAATAAACTAAAAAATCACTCAAAGAAGCGTCATCATTTTATGATCAACCGATTCTTTGCTATTAAGTACCCATCGAATGCCAATATGTTTAACGTAAACGGTATAGGTGGTGCTAATGTAGTAGAATCTTGGTCAATGGTTGCACAAAGATTTAAGGGTGTTCCAATGTGGTTCTATACCAAGACAAAAAAAGCAGCTAAACAGGAGGTTGATAAATATACTCCAAGCGAAGCTTCAATTGAATTGTACTTGTCCAAGAATGAAATCGGTATGAGAGAATTTAATGAACTTAAACAGTTCGCTAAGGCAGATTTATTCGCAGATTTACAAAAAATTGAAACACAGATAGATGTTTACAGAAGGTAGAGATACATTTTCAGAAGTAGTTGACATTACGTTATACAAATATAATTCTATAGATGTTAAGATATGGGGGTTAATCCGCAGAGATGCTCACAATAAGAAATTAACAGAAGACTCTTATTTGATTCCAGTAAAACAAATGCAACAATATTTAGGCAAATGGTTTTCGTCTGAAATCAATAGATTCCAGTCGGTTAGCGACATGTCTATTCACAAAGAGGCAACTTCGGTCTATTTTATTTGGCAAATATTACAGAATACTCCAAATTTATTATGGATTAAAGTCAATCTAAATAAAAACGTGAGTTATAATAGAATAGTTAATATTGATCAAATTAAAACAATTAGATATAATATTAAAACCATTCGAGGTAGTTTAAGACTTTTTGATTTGTTTGCTACTAGAGAATTAAATATAATCAATGATATTTTAGAAAGGTGTCATGTTATGGACCGAACGCAGATGTATAAGGTAATCAAGTTAAAAACTTTCATGTCGATACTAGATGGCTTTTTGTCGGAAGATAGTGCAGGTGAAACATTTGGTATAATAAACAATATTATTCAAAAATTAGAACAGTATGAGGCAGACGATCCAGAGATGCTTTTAATCACCGATAGAAACTCGGATATATAAATAAAAATAAGACGAGTTCGTCACGATATTAATGGTAAATAATTTTACAGCAGATCAAATAGGTGATTCATTCTACGCTAAGCTAATAACTCCATATGAAGATACAGTAGGTATTAATTTATGGAAAGTAGTAGTTGGTGTAAGCTCACCTAATACTATAGGTGGTCTAAGCATGACTACTGGTAGTACTGTTGTAGTTGGATATAGAACCAATTTAGATCTAATACATGGTAGTAAAATTATCGTAGGTAACGTAGAATATGAAGTTGATGCTATTATTGATGCTAATACTTTTACTATAACTGAACCTGCACCAATTACCGGCACTGGTCTTAAATTTTATAAACCAGTTGATGCTAATAACTTTTTTGACTATCAGTTTAAATGGTCACAAGAACCAATTGGTAGTGAAGGCGGTGTAATGTCTGAATATAGACCGCTTACACTTGGAACTGGACCTTCTGATTTACTAGGCCTGGTATTTGATCCAACTAAACCGCTTTGGATCACAATAGGATTTACAGTTAATCGACTTTCTACTGCACATTCATTATCTTTATTAAGTATTGAGTTTGTTAGACAAACTGAAGCAGGAGAGATTATATCATGCCCCGAATATTGTACAGATTGCACAGATCCATATGCAATGAATGGTTGTGCTAATATTGTAGTAGCATGTAATGAGAATTTGTATAACCCATATGCTTTACAGAAACCGACTCAATTATACAAACAAATCACAGATTTATCAACCAGCATTTTTGGGCACCCTGTAAAATATTTTAGAGTAGAACCAGATCAGAGATCAAGAGACGTAATCTTAATGGAGTATTCACTTTATAATGTAAAAGAAAGTGGTGAATTTAAAATAATGGTTCCGGATAATGAGATGCCATCTAATAATTTTGAATTCAACATGTATGGTATGGGATTTGAAGATTTCGAGATACATGTTACTAGAACTGAATTTGAATCAGCATTTGGTACAGGATTACACCCTAGAATGAGAGACTATCTTTATTTTCCATTAATGAATAGAATGTATGAAGTTAGTGCTGTTACTTTTGCAGATGAATTCAATATGGAACAAACATATTGGAGAGTAATGCTCAGAAAATATGAAGAGAGAACCAGTACTATTCAAACAGATACTATAGTCGAACAAGAATTAGATGATTTAATTACAGGAATTGACGAAGTATTTGGTGAAGAAATTCAACAAGAATATGCCCAAGTTGCAAAGCCTGAACAATATCAAACAATATTTAGCCCAGTTGGCGATGGTATAAGAGATAGAATACATAATAGCCTTTCTATATTAGATACTGAAATTAGAAATAAATGGACTATTATTAGTAAGAACACTTATGATCTTAGCAGTATTAAAGATGTTGGTATCGAAGCTGTAGTTTATAAAAGAAAATCTGTATTAGCAAGTAATGATAATATGGCAGTTACTTTATGGTTTAAACCTAATTTAACTACAATTAATCCAATGGCTACATTATTAGATGGTTTGATTGATGGCAAAGGTTTAAAGTTATCGACTACTAAAGATCATGTTGTTGTACAGTTAAATGGCGATACACACAATGTAGCATACGATACTCCAATTACATCCGATGCATGGTACGGTTTAGTCTTTAATCTAAATAATAAATATAATCAAATATCAACTAACGTATATAGATTAGAACCTGGTAATAATTTTATACCTTCTAATTCAACGCAAGAAAGTATTACTAGCATAGCTAATAGTACAATAGATATTTCATCATATGGTTGGTCTACTGACAAGCAATGGGCTCTTATGCCAGGTCAAGTGAAATTAACTAATGTTAGGCTATTTAAAAAGCCAATCGAATTAGAACAAAGACTCAATGTATTACAGCAATATGTTGTTAGGGATAATCAATTAGCAACCGTTATTGACAACGCAGTTCCTTCTATTCAATTGAGACGATATAATCAAGCAAGATAGTCGCATCTGAGATAGGTTGATATATAACCTATAAATAATACTTTTATGAGCGAAGAGAAGAAAAAGAATATATCTGAACAAGCGGATCAAATCCGCAGAGAGTTAGACGATTTAATAGGAGATACCGGAATGTTGGACGTTGAAAGCGATCCAGTGGATTTACCAATGAAACAACCAAGAACTGATCTGGCTCCTAGAATCAGTTATGAAGAATTAAAGTCTAATGCAACTAAGAAGGCACAAAAGACTATAACAGCCCTTATGAAATTTTATCTCGATGCAGATATTATTGAAAAGGACGAGTATATTGCCGCAAAGAAAAAGATGGATGAAATGACAATGAGTTCCTTGATCTATCAATTGAATGCAGGTGAGAGAGCACTAACCACACTTTTACAAACAATCGATGACGGGGAATTAGCACCTCGTATGTTTGAAGTACTTGCTACTTTACAGAAATCAATGTTAGATATTATCAAATCACAAACAATGTACCTAATGGCTTCTGAGGAATCTACAAAGCGTATTGCACGTGATATTGAAATCTATAAGAAAAGAGATGATGTCAAAGAAATTGAGGCTTCGGGCGGAGATGTTAGAGATAAAAATATCCAAAGAGGTACTAAAGATCTAATGGCTGCAATTCAAGCAGGTATTAAAAAAGAGGCCTTAGAAGATATTGAAGATATTGAAGAAACTACAGAAGAATAATGTCAGATTACGTAGGAGATAATAAATGGATCCCGAAAGAAGAAGGGGATGTTGCATCAGAAAAGATTGTTTGGTCCACTAAACAAGTTAATGATCTGATGGTAGCAATGGACCAGGGTTTTAGACCTAAGGTCGCCATGCCTTTTTATGAAGGTAAAAACTTTTTACGTAAAGGAAATATTGTTTTCGAATACACCGATGAGGAGGTTACAGAATTAGCCAGATGTGCTACTGATATTGTCTATTTCGCAGAGAGATATGCAGTAGTAATGACCGATAACGGTATTCAGCAAGTAAAACTTAGAGAGTATCAAAAAAGAATGTTAAGAAACTTTCAAAATGAAAGGTTCAACATTGTACTTGCATCTAGACAGATGGGTAAAACCGTTACAGCATCCATCTTTAATGCATGGTATTTAATTTTTAATACTGATAAAAACACCTTACTTTTAGCTAACAAATCTGATTCTACAAAAGAAATCATCGATAAAGCAAAGGTTGTAGTTGAGAATGTTCCATTCTTTATGAAACCAGGTATTATCAAATATGACGTTATGAATGTTCGTTGTGATAATGGTTGTAGATTAGTTGGACAAGCTACCACATCTAAAGCGGGTATTGGATTTACGATTCATAACTTATACTTAGATGAGTTTGCACACATTCACCCAACTATCGTGGACGCATTTTATGAAAACGTTTATCCTACACTTTCGGCTTCTAAAGTATCCCGTATTACAATTACATCAACTCCTAATGGATTTAACAAATTTTATGAAATCTATGCAGCGGCTGATAGAGGTGATAATGAATACAAAGCAATGCGTATCGACTGGTGGGAACATCCAGACAGAGATGATGCATGGTACCAGAGAGAATTAGGTAACTTAGGAACTATTGAAGCATTTAATAGACAGTATGGTAATGAATTCGTTTCATCATCAAATCTATTATTAGACCCTATTGATCTTAAGAAAATGCGTAAACGTATGAAGAAATATGTTTATCATGATTTTGATGAATTTGATTATATTTCAATTGATGTTAAAGATCATTTAGCGTGGGATCCAGATTTCGATATCGATACCACTAAAGATCCAGAGAATTTCTGGGTATTTTCAGTTGATATTGCAGAAGGTAACGGTGGTGACTACTCGGTTATTAATATATTCCAAGTAGAACCGATGAATAAAGAAGAGATTATTAATGCTGTAAATCCAGGAGCGATGTATGACTTCTTTAAAATAAATCAAGTCGGCATATTTAGATCAAACGAACATGTTATTGAAGATTTTGCAAAAGTCTTATATACCCTATCATGTGAGATATTCTACAATGAGAACGTTAAGATGATTGTAGAGTATAACACATATGGTTCTGTTTTATTCCAATTCTTAAGATCTGTTTTCCCACAAAAGAATGATTTTGATGATGAGATGGTTGTTAAATTTAGACATCGCCACGATTCTAAAACACTAAAACCGGGTATAAAAATAAAATCCGACAATAAGGCTATCTTTTGTCAGAATTTTGCGAAGTTATATAAGATAAATAGAATAAATATAACAGATGAAACTACTATAAATGAAGCAAGTCTTTTTGGAGGTTTACCAAGAGGTGGTTATGGGGCTCAGATGGGGAATGACGATACAGTAATGACTGTTATTAGTTCTACAGAGTTTTTTAACACTACTGACTATGCAGATTATATAGAAGAACTTTTAGATTTTATAGATCCTGACCTACATGAAGAAATGGAAAAGGTTTTGTATAAAGATAATTTATCAGATGGAGATTTACAATATGACATATATGACCTAATATAAATAAATTTCAAAAGAAGAGTAGATATATATAATAACGTAAAAAAAAATAAATAAGAACAACTATGGCATTAAGTCCTCAATTACAACAGTTCAAGAGCTCAGGCGTATATCGCTTAGAGTTCGATAAATCACAGACAGTTAATATTCCAGCTGAGACTATTAGACTTGTTGTTGGTAGATCTAAAAAAGGTCCTTACAACACTCCAGTATTCATCGAAAACGTTGAGCAATTTACTCAAGTATTCGGTAGTATTGACAAGGCTTTAGAAAAGCAAGGAATGTACTTCCACAGATCATGTATCGAAACTCTTTCAAGAGGACCGATCTTGGCATTAAATTTAACCGCGGCAGACGCAGCTGATAGAATTGCATTGGTTTCACCAGCAACAAACTCTTCTCAAGAGGGTCTAGACGCTACTACTGCTTCTGTTCAGTATAGCTCAATTTTTGATACAGATAAATTTTGGGTTCCATCTGATCTTAAAACATTAGAAGCTGCAGGTAACACTTCAGTTACTTCTAATAACGCAATTACTTTTGGTAACATCAAACAAGAGCCAATCTCAATCATCGTAAGACAAGCGGCTAACACTGCTGGTTTTGAAATGACAGCAAGAGAATGGTATGGTGAAGGTAATGTACCAGATGGTATCGAAGATCTAGAATACGTATCAGACTACATGGTAGATATTTTTGTATTCAAAGGTAACTATGACGCTGCAGTATTAAACAATGACCCAACTTATGGTGCTTACTTTAATAACAAAGGTCTTTTTAGAGATTCATTGGCTAAGTTTACAGCATTAAGAGAAGTTAGCTTAATCGCGCAATACACTGGTTCATTAATTCCTGAATTTCAAGATCAAGAAGGTCGTCAATTATACATTGAGACTCTAATTAATATTGAAGCAAGAAGAACTGGTTTATTCTGTGCAGTTAACGAAGAAGCATTAGAAAAAATCGACTTAGTAGGTAATAATTTTGACATCTACCAAGATTACAAAGTACTTTCTCACAGAGTTGAACAAGATGCAACCAGCGATAACATCGCACTTGGTAAAGTAATGATTGTTTCAGGTGATGAATTAACAATAGAAGGAGCAACAACGGGAGATTTATCTGCTTTAGGTGTTTCAACCGCAGGTTTCTTAAGATCAGCAGTAGCTGGTGAATTCACTAGAATTTCAAGTATTGATCAAGATGGTGCTAATGTAGTTATTACGGCTGAAGGTGCTATTAAGTCTTCAACTTATGAAAACTACGCATCTGGAACTGCTGCAACATTCTTAGCAGGTCCAATTACAGTTGTTGATGGTGAACTTCACATCGCATGTCCTACTGACGGCATACAACCAGCAGGTCAATTATTGACCGCAGGTAGTCTTATCCCAGGTAGCTTCTTATTAGCTGCTAACGGAGTTGATTATGTTGAAATCGCTACAGTAACTGAATTGTACAATGCTAACGGAACTAACGTTGTAAGAGTTGTACCTGCAGGTGGTGAAGAATTTAGCGCAACATACGAAACTGCTTCAGCTGATTCACTTACAGCTTATTTAAGAGCAGCTTCTGCAACAATTGAATATACTGACATTGAGCCTAACTCAAGAGTGGTAATGTTACCAACATTGGCTGACAACTATTCATTTACTGATTCAGGTGCTGGTAGATTCGTTTTATCTGCTACTTTAGCAAATGACACATTTGACTGGTCAGAAGTTTCAGTAGGTATGTACGTACCAGCTGACGGTGGTAAACTAGCAAGAATTAAGAGAATTATTAAAACAGTTGCTGGTGGATCTAACATGTACACATTCGAGTGTCACAGACCTGTATCTTCTAGACCTGCTTACTCTCTTAAGAGATATGAAGAGTCTACTACAACATACACAATATTCCCACTGGCAGCAGCAACACAGACTGAAAAGTCAATCGCTGAATTGTTAACTCAATTAAAGCCAGGTAATGGTTTATCAAATACTTTACTTGATAAAGATGCTATCACTTTCAGATATGTTGTTGATACATTTGGTTCATTAGAAGCTGGAGGTATCCTTAACAAAGAAGAAATTACGCAACTTTGTAAAGAAAGACAAAATGCTTCTGCAATTCTTAACGCACCAATGGTGAAAGAATTTAAAGCAGCTACTAACCCTTCATTCAAAGATGCTTTCACAGGTGCATTTGATACAAGATTAGTTGCAACTGGCGGTAACTTAGAACTTAACCCAACTGCAGTTTACACATTACCTTCTATTAACGAAGGTGCTAACTTCGGTTTCTACTACTCTCCTGGTCTTAATGTAATTGAGAACGGAAGAACTAAAGTAATTCCACCAGCAGCTTACGTATCTAACAACTACATTGACAAATACTTAGACGCATTGCCATGGTCAATCATCGCAGGTCCAAGAAGAGGTATTGTAGGTGGTACAGGTGTACAAGGTTTAGAATTTGCATTTGATAAGAATGACAGAGATAACTTAGAGCCATTCGGTATTAACCCAATCGTATTCGAAAGAGGAGTTGGTTTAACTATCAAAGGTAATAAGACTGCACAGCAATCAATTCAATCAGCGTTGTCTTCAGCTCACGTGAGAGAAGCGATGATCTACATTGAAGATGGTCTTGCAGAGATCTTGAAGAACTACTTATTCGAGTTCAACAACGCTCAAACTAGATTAGAGATTAAAACTTTAGCAGATTCATTTATGGAATCAGTGAAGAAAGACGGAGGTGTATACGACTATAGAAACATTATGGACGGAACAAACAACACCAATGACGTGATCGATAATAATATGGGTATCTTAGATACTTTTGTTGAGCCAGTTAAAGGTCTTGAAATCTTAGTATCGAGAGTAACTATCTTGAACACGGGAGAAATTGCAACCGGAAACTTTGCATAACAAAATAAGATATATAAAATAAACACATACAAATTATGGCTTTACCACATTATTCAGAAGATCAAACACAGAAGAAGGGCAAGAACTTCGAACCAGTACAGGCTAACCTGTTTGAGGTGACAATTCTACCTCCTGATGGTGTAGCTGGACAAGAGTTATTATTACAACACGTAAATACTATCTCAGGTCTTGCAGGTTTACATAAGGAAGTTGCAGCCATCGAACAGAAGTATAAGTTCGCTACTAGATCATTCGCTGGTATGGTAGATAATACGTCAATCGATGTTACTGTTAACTTTTCATTGAACCTAAACGATTCTAACCAAGCGTACTTGTACAAGACTCTACGTCAATGGTACAGAGCACAATACAATCCAGAAACTGGTGAAATGGGCTTGAAAAAGAATTACGTAGGAACAATTGTAATCGTACAATTCAACAGAGAAGGTGACATTTGGAGAAAGATTACTCTAGATGATTGTTTCATCACATCTGGTCTTGGTTTCACAGACAGTTTAGATTATAGTGCTGCAGATGTACAAACATTAGAGATCACTTGGAGATCTGATGTTTATGCTGAAGAAGTAAACTAATAAACACACAATTCTAATAAGAAGGTATCTAACGATATCTTCTTATTTTTTGCAAGATAAATATAATATATTATTAACATACCAAAATATTATGAATAACCATAAACTAACAAAAAAGCTTCAGGTACTCTTAACCGAGGATGAGGTGGCATCGGTAAACCGTGTCATCTTAAATGAAGCACTAGATACTGAATCTAGACCAATATCTGTTAGTGCGTGGATTAGAGACTTAATAAAAAAAGAACTAAGTATCAAATCTATCGAACAACAGTCATTTATTAAAAACAAAGTAAAAAACCTAAATAACAAATAAAATGAGCGACGAGTTAAACAAAAAAGAAGAGGCTGCTAAAGCAATGTTAGAAGCCAGAGATCAAATCAATAATCCTCCAGTAAATCAAGAAGTTGAGGATGTTGCTGTAGAAATGCTAGAGGCTGTAGAATCTAAAGGACTTGGTAAAGTCAATATGGATAATTTTGGCCAAGCTAGACCTGATAAATCAGCTGATCAATTTCTAGGGTGGATGGTTTTAGATCAAGAAGAATTACCTTCAAAGGGTAAATTCTACCCAAATGGAACAGTTATCAAAATCAGATCTGCGAGAGCTGCTGAGATTAGACATTTCTCAACAATGGATGAGAATAACTACATTGATATGGAAGAGAAATTAAACCATATTGTAGAAATGTGTACGCAGATTACCACAGGAGATAAAAGATTATCTTACAAGGATGTTTTAGAAGAGGACAGAATTGTTATCCTGTTAAGTATTAGAGATCTTACATTCCCTGAACCAGAAAATAAATTAATTCTAAAGGGTAAGACTGAGCACACCAAGCAAACAGTTGATATTGAATTAACTTCAAGATATTTGGTAGCTACTCAAGTTCCTAATGAAATCGAGGCTTACTATAGTTCTAAAGAAAGAACTTATGTGATTAAAACCAGATCCGCTGGTGAAGTTAGAATGCGTCCGCCTTCAATTGGTGTTATGCAAGAGATCACTAAATACCTTAAGGATCGTCAAGAAAAAGAGGTTGAATTTGACAAAGCATTTATTCAAGTCCTACCTTATATCACGCCAGATTGGAGACAATTGAATTTGCCTAAAATCTTTAACTTAGAAGTTGATTACAAATCATGGGATCAAAACAAGTTTATGGTAATCTACAGACTTGCTGAGAAAATGAAAATTGGAGTTGAAACAACACTTGAAATGGAATTCGATGGGGAGATCGCGAAAGCCCCTCTTGATTTCCCAGGTGGCATCAAAAGTCTTTTCATTATTTCAGATCTCGCTGGAGAATTACTTTAAGACTAAGTTCTATCTGGGCATACATCTCCGAATGCAACCTTCAGAAGTT